CGACTGGTCCACAAGGACCGCAAGGTCCGCTAGGACCGCAGGGTGCTACGGGTGCTACCGGACCGCAAGGTCCGCAGGGCGACATTGGTCCTCAGGGTCCTCTAGGACCGCAGGGAGACATCGGTCCGCAGGGTCCACAGGGTGACCAAGGTTTCACCGGTCCACAGGGACCACAGGGACCTCAGGGGGCAACTGGACCTCAGGGTCTGCAAGGTCAGGCTGGCATTCAAGGTCCACAAGGCGATATCGGTCCAATGGGTCCACAGGGGGCTACCGGTCCTCAGGGACCGGCTGGTCCACAGGGTGTTGTTGGTCCTCAGGGAGATATCGGACCCCAAGGTCCTCAGGGTCCTCAGGGTCCGATTGTGCCGTTGGATGGTTTGACGGATGTAACTATCACTAGCCCTAGTACGGGGCAGGCTTTGGTGTATAATGGAACAACATCGCAATGGGTGAATACTACTGCTAGTACGGACCCTATGAACGACACAAAGTTTACTGCGATTATTACTACTGACGTGGGGGCATAGGATGGCTATTGGTGACAGAACAGAAAAGCGACTGGTTGGTCCAGTCGCATTGACGAACGCTAATGCTTCGGTCGGTTCGGCTGTGCCTGCTAGTCGGGCATGGGTTATTAAACAGTTTGCTATTTGTAATACGAGTGGTATAGACAGAATCTTTTATTTGGCGGTGGGTACTGCTGCGACGGCAAGTAACAGGTTTTTTTCTGCGTTGCCGATTGCTGGTGGTGACACGATTATTTGGGATACTGCGTTGACGTTGACGGCTGGCGAGCAGTTGTTCGGGTATGCGGATACGGGGTCGGTTGTGACTGTGACTGCTGTTGGTTGGGAGAAGGAAGTCTAGTGGGGGTTTCTTCTGCGTTGGGTTCGTCGGCGTTGTTGCCTGCCGGTTTGGGGTTCCGCAACGTCGTGATTAACGGCGACATGGCGATTGACCAACGCAACGCTGGTGCCGCTGCAACATCGGTTTCAGCCGCATACGTTTTTCCTGTTGATAGATTCAAGTTCTATCAGGCTGCTGGGAGCAAAATCACGGGGCAACGGGTAGCCAAGTCTGCTTCTGCGTCTAATGCCCCCGAGGGGTTCCAATACAGCCTGAAGTTGACTAACGCAGCAAGCGGTACAACTCCTGCTGCCGGTGACGAATACCAGTTGTACCACTTGGTTGAAGCCAACAGTACCGACACATGGGATTGGGGCTACTCCACCGCTAAGCAGGTGGTGTTGTCGTTTTGGGTGCGCTCATCAGTAACGGGAACGTACGCTGTCACGTTGTATAACGCCGGTACAAACAACCGTTCTTATGTCACGACTTATACAGTCAATGCGGCTGACACATGGGAAAAGAAAACTGTCTATGTCAATGGCGACACGGCTGGGACATGGACGATTGGTGCATCTACCGCTGTTGGAATCATTTGGGATTTGGGTTCAGGGTCAAACCTGAACGCTACTCCTAATGCTTGGGCTAGTGCGTTTGACACCCGAACAAGTGGTTCTGTTACATGGATTTCTACTGGTAGTGCCACGTTCTACATCACGGGTGTCCAGTTGGAGCAGAACGTGCAGCCGACCCCGTTTGAGCAACGTCCTTACGGTGTTGAACTAGCCCTCTGCCAGCGGTACTACGAAAAATCTTACGATACAGCAACGTCTGTTGGTACTATTACAGAAGTTGGTGTCCACTGGCATTCCGGCTCAGGTAATGGTTCGGGCAGGCATTATGTGCCTATCAGATTCAAGGTTGAGAAACGTAGCAACGGCTATACTGTTAATACATATGACCCTGCAGCAGCAGGAAGCAACTGGCGTACAAATAATGCTGGGCAGACGGGGTTGCAACGCACCCCGTCCATTGAACAAAAAGGTACATCGGGTTTTGTGGCTAACGTAGAAGATGGTGGTTATTCGTGGGTTGTTGGCAATACCCGTGGTCATTGGGTTGTAGATGCGGAGTTGTAAGGATTAACTATGCCTATCAGTAACTATGTTCCGACCTCTGCGATTTCTCGTGCCGGTGTATGCACCAGCACGACCCGCCCTGCTTCTCCGTACGAGGGGCAATACATCTACGAAACTGATACAGATAAAACATTGTTTTGGGATGGTTCATCGTGGAGAGAAATCATTGTCAATATGACAGGCGCAGCATGGCAAGACGGGGCGGCAACTGTAAACCCAGCAGACGTTAGCAACGGTTGGTTCAGGTACTCACAGTTGCCTGAGGTCACGATGGTAACGGGAACTTCTGTGTTTGTGACGTACAGTCTTGTTTGTTCGGCAAATGCTGGTGGCAAAACTGTGCAAATCGCCCCTAGTGTTTCGGGTGCAACAACATTTAACGGAAGAAACGGAAACTGGACTGCTGCCACTTACCTGAATGGTGGAGTCGGTTCTGCCTCATATGGCAGACAGATAACTGTCAACGCTGGTACAAATGAGTTCTACCTTGAACTCATCGCTGACGGTGGTGCATATGCACTTTCTTTTAGAGCCTCAATGCAAGTGTTTAGGTTGAACTGATTATGAGTATTTCGTCATCTGCAACAGGGCTACGTGCTGGTGTTTGTACCAGCACTACCCGACCAACTAACCCATATGATGGGCAAGTTATTTACGAAACGGATACCGATAAGACGTTGGTATGGAATAGTTCGGGCTGGGTGTTTCTTTCTACCAGCACAGCAAATCCTGTTGGCTTGGAGTTAGTTGCAACTTCAACATTTACAAACTCAACCAACATGTTGATGAGTAACTGTTTTACTTCTGCATACGACAACTACTCGGTAACAATCAACATTACCTCATTCAGTGCCCCTACTGGCGTGTTCATGAGGCTTGCTAACGGTTCTACGGTAGATGCAAGTTCTGTTTATATAATGGGTGGTTACATTTCCTACATGGGGTCATCTATTTTGACGGCAACCAATAGTGGAGGCGTAACCACAGACTGGATTCTTGGTTACGAAGAAGGAACATGGGGGTACGGAAATACTCCATTTAGGGTTGAAGTAATGCAACCATTTCTTTCTTTGAGAACATCCATAATGTCTAGTGGATTTCAACCCGTAAACCCGCAACCATATTTTAGAAGTATTGGTGGGACTACTAGCAATACAACTTCGTACAACGGTTTTACTATTGTCCCGAACAGCGTAAGTTTTAACTTAAGTGGGACTATTAGCGTTTACGGTTACAAAAAATAATGATTAGTATTATTACACCAACTTACAACACATCCGCAGATGTGCTGATGCGCACATGGAACAGCATCAAAGCACAAACCCATAAAGATTGGCAGTGGGTTGTTTATGATGATTCACCAACCGAAAACATGGAAGTGTTCCGACAAATGCTGGGCATTTGTTCGGACGAAAGATACAACGTCCAAATCTATAAACCACACAACGCCAGTGGACGTGGAATCGGAAACGCTAAAAAGCAAGCATTCGGATTCGCCAACGGAGACATCCTTGTTGAACTGGACCACGACGATGAACTGGCACCAAACGCTTTGGAGCAAATCGCCCTAGCCTTTGAGGATTACAAAGTTGGTTTTGTATATTCTGACTGGATGGAAATAGGTCCCGACGGGCAGTCCCGCAAATACTCGGACGGGTGGGGGCTGGGTTACGGCACCCACTATTTGGATGACCGTGGTCGCTACGTTTTGCGTATGCCGACAGTTAATCGGCACACGCTAGCACATATTGTCGCTGTCCCTAATCATGTTCGGGCATGGCGCACCAGCGTCTATCATGAGGTCGGCGGACATAATCCGTTCCTTAGAGTGTGCGACGATTATGATTTGATTCTTAAAACCGCACTCGCAACCGAGATGCACCATATCCCTGAATGCTTGTACTATCAGCATGTGTCTGATAACACAGCGCAAAGAGAGTTTAACGCAACCATCCAAGAGTTGGTTCCGGTAATACATGCCTGCTATGCTAAGGAAATCAACATCAAGTACCCCGAATAACGGAGGAACAATGAAGAAAATCATAGCAGCAGTTCTAGTTTGCTGTACCCTAGTGGTGGTTGTCCCCGCTGACGTGGTTGCGAAGCCTGTGTTTCGCTGCCCACGCATGGCAGACATCACCAAGATAGTCACAAAGGCTATTGGCAGGGACAAGACCCGTCAGGTTGACTACATTATGTGGCGTGAGTCTAGGTGTAATCCTATGGCGATGAACCCTGACGACCCGTATGGCGGGTCGTTGGGGTTGTTTCAAATCAACCAGTTTTGGTGCAAACCTAGCCGGTCAACAGGTAATGGTATTCTTGTTGGTTGGAACGTGGTGGATAACTGTAAGCAGTTGTTCAAACCTAGAAAGGCTGCAGCAGCGTTTGCTGCCATTTATGAATATGTGGACGAACACTATGGTGACGGTTGGATTCCTTGGGGTGGTGAGCCATGGACCTGAAAGAACTTGTTAACGAAAAAGAATGGCGTAGGTGTCGTGGACCGGAGAATGGCACAGTCCAAGAGCAACTGGATGCGTTCAAATACTTTTGCGAAAACTATTGGTACATTAAACATCCTGAGCGTGGGCGTATCAAGTTTGAGTTGCGTGAAGCACAGATTGAAACAATGGAAGCATGGCTGGGGGAACGCTATAGCGTGGTCCTAAAGGCACGTCAGATTGGGTTCTCTACCCTTGGCGCAGCCTACGCTTTTTGGCTAGTGTTTTTCTTTAGCGACAGGTTCGTTATTATGTTGAGCCGAACTGAACGTGAGGCTATGAAACTGTTAGCCAAATCTAAGTATGGTTACAA